CGTCTTTAATCGCTATTGGGTGGTAGTCATTGCCGTTTACGATGATTGCTTGTATGTTCATGGTGTCGTGTCCTATTTAACTGTGGCGATAATTGTTGATGTGGCGACATCTAGCACAATCATTGTGCCGAATGCGCTCTTGTGGTCTTTTGCTATTTTCATAGCATTGTCAATTGAGTCCGTGCCGAAGAAGGCACGAAGCTTCTTGCCGATTGTGTCGACATAGCATACTGCTATTGGTTTGTGGTCTACGTGTATTGTCATGGTTTGCATCCTTTTAGGTTATTTGCTTAAGACCGGCATCTCTGCCGGTTTCGACCATTGAGGTCTCATCAGTTAAGCTTTGTTTTTCATCTCACGTACTGCGTAATGAGTCACCAATGATGCCGGCTTGACATCCGCAAGAATACGGATGCTTCCCCATGGACTGTTGACTAAAATGTTATCCCATACATTCGGCACAATGTCCGCATATATTGGATATCCATCCTGAAAGCTTACTGCGATTTCGACTGCGCCGTTTTTGTCTTCGACCTTTTGTAGTGCATCGATTAATTGTTGTACTGTTGTCATGGTTTGCATCCTCTAAATAGGTGGTTTCGGGAACTTCTTTACTACAGTCTTCATACTACATTATGCGATGCCTCTAAATTATTTCAGTTCTGTGAATGTTTTGTGAATCATTTGTGACAAACTATCAAACCGTAGAATCGCAGAGTTATCCACAGGATTGGCAAAATGACATGCCTCTAGGACGCATTTTAACGCGTTTTGAGCCACTTTATTAATTCTGAATACCAGTACCAAGGTATGCCTGTGGATATGCTGTGTACTATTCTGTGGATATCTTGTGGACGGTTTGTGGATAACTTTGTCAGAGTTATCCACAGAAATGGGGTGCTGACTGTCCGATGTCGAGAGGTCTTTACGCTATCCACCACCCTAGCACCCTCGCACACGCCTATCCACCACATAGCCACACTGCCAGCATGGGTATGTAGCCACACTGCCAGCATGGTTATCTGTCAGCCCACCACATAGCCATGCTGATAGTGTGGGCATTGCCTCAATGCTAATGAGAATCATTCGCATCTAGGTGAGCGTACCAATCAAGCGCCTCACCTAGATGCGAATGATTCTCATTACGGATCTGCCTGTACGATCGTACAGTGCGTGCCTAATAACCATGCTGGTGTCGTGGTTATTGTACGTGCGTACAGTAGGGGGGCTTTTTCTTTATCGCATCACCCCTTTTAGGTACCATCGGAGGGCGGCGGGGCGGGGGCCCCAAAGAAAACCAGTTCTTATAATCCAGCCCAACCTGGCAATTGTCACACTTAAAATTTTTTTTTTTTAAAAATTGTCACACTTCTTTGCTTGTAAGTCATTGATTTAAATCACTTCGTCACACTTGTCACACTTGTTCTCACTTTATTCTCCCTTGTATCTCTTTTTATTTTATTAAAAAAAATTAAAAAAGTAAAAAGAAGTGTGACAAGTGTGACAAGGGGTACTCAACCTTGGTACAAGCGGGTCGGCAGGTTAGCGGTCACTAACATCAAATCGGCCGCAAACCCGCATTGTTGTGCTGTAAATTGTTGATTGCATTGGATTGTCACACTTCTTTTTGCAAAGGGGTACAAAGGGGTACAAATTTGCTTAACATCTGTATAAAAAATAGGCAACGGCTGAAACGGCCCAGTTTGTGCATTAGTATAATCATGATAATACTTAGCCAGCTATTGGTTAGTTTATGAATTAGTGTAGATGTAAACGATTAGTTTATACCTACAACTATTTTTAAACTTGGAGATACATCATGTGGACTAAACCAGCAGCTACTGAAATGCGTTTTGGATTTGAAGTAACAATGTACGTAATGAACAAGTAATATGACATGCACCCTTCGGGGTGCATAGTTTGCTTGTAATATTTTGCGTTTTATTAAAGACAAAGTATTTTGTCTGGAATATATTAATGGCAATCACAGCGACCCAATCGGTATTAACCTTGGATTATTGGAAGTACGCCCGCCACATTGAGGTGGGGGACTGGGTATTTGATAAGGACGGTAAGCCGGTACAGGTTACCTTGGTTCAGCAGTACCACGCCGAAGATTGTTATGAGATAACGTTTGATGACTACCTGACAATTAGCGGAGACGCTAGGTTATCATTTAGGGCAGAGAACGAGAAGTACAGAAAACGATTGCACGAATACAAGATGGTCAAAAAGAATGGATTTAAACGACCACTAAAATTCTTAAGTGTGGCAGAGATACAAGAGACCGGAATATTTGGTAGAAACAATAGGAAAGAATTTTCTATTCCGACCACCAAGCCGATTCAGTTTCCAGCGCAAACACCTGGTATACCACCGTTTATCTTTGGATACTGGTTCTTTAATAGAAAAGCGCACAAAACATTCACGGCAAATGCAGAAGCCAAAGATTTTATTTACCAAAAATTCAAAGACGCAGGGTATAAGACCACAGAACTCAACGCATTTCGTGGCAGACTGCAAAGATTTTACGAAGAACCAAACATTGAGTGGCAGCTTGCCCCAAACATTCCAACAAAGATACCAACAAATTATTTGATGGCGTCACCGGAAGAGCGTGTCGAGCTCTTGTCTGGATTAGTTAATGGAAAATCTAGGCAGTATGATAAAAAAACCGACTGGTTTAGGATAACAACGGGAGATTTTCCAACAATCCAACAAATCCAAGGGCTCGTAGAGTCATTGGGGTGCAGGACTAGGGTAAAACAAGACGCGCACTATGGGTATTACACGTTAAGTTTTAGAACAAAGCACACACTGGTACCAAACCAAGTGTCAAACCCAGTAAAAGTGCACCATGCAAGAAGATATATTAAAAAAATCAATCAGATACCTGGACAAATGGTGGTTCACATTGAGACGACAGGCGATGATAACTCGATACTAGCCGGAGAAGGATATATTAGCGTATGCTAACAGCACAACAAGAACTTGAATTAAAGAAGTTTGCAGCAGCACGAAAACATTGGCCCAAAGATCAACTGGACGCGCTTATTTGGCGCACCAAGTGGGCACTTCAAGCACTGCCCCATCAAAAAGAACCTGAAGACGGGGAATATGACACGTTCCTCATGTTGGCAGGACGGGGATCTGGCAAGACCCACACAGCATCGCATTGGATCGGTATTCGCGCATGGCGTTACCCGGGCACACGCTGGTTAGTCACAGCCCCAACGTCAAACGACATCCGAGCAACCTGTTTTGAAGGTGACTCGGGGCTCATGAACATCATCCCCAAGTCGCTTATTCGCGACTATAACAAGTCACTCTTTGAAATTACATTAACCAACGGGTCTATCATACAGGGAATCCCTGCGTCCGAACCAGAACGTTATCGTGGTAAGCAATACCACGGCGCCTGGTTCGATGAGCTCTGTGCGTTTGATTATCTCGATGAAGCATACGACGGTGTGCAATTTACGCTGCGACTTAAAGATCCACGTATACCTCGAGTTCAGCAGATCATCACCACAACACCTAAACCAAAAGAGCTCATCGTTGATCTGAATGAGGGAACGGTGGGCGGCGACGTGTACGTGGTCAACGCGTCGTCTTATGATAACAAAGACAACCTGTCAGCCACGTTCTTTAAACAACTAGAGTCATATGACGGCACAGACCTAGGCCGCCAAGAGATTTATGGCGAGATCTTGGATCCGGAACAAGCCGGTATCATCAAACGCAAACAGTTCCGCATGTGGCCAGCTAATAAACCAACCCCAGTGCTTGAGTATGTGATTGCATCATATGATCCGGCAACTTCAGAAAAAACAATGAACGACCCGACGGCTTGCACTATCTGGGGCATTTTTGAACAAGAGGATTCAGACACAGGCGTCATCTTACTTGATGCATGGGATGCACACTTAGCTTACCCAGAACTGCGCCGTAAAGTCATTGACGACTTTAAAGAGGTAGTGTATGGTGCCGATAACGACTTTGGTAAGGGGCGTAAAGCCGACCTGGTACTAATGGAAGATAAGTCAGCGGGTATCTCATTAATTCAAGAACTTCAAAGTTCAGGCATTGAGGTACGGGGATACAATCCAGGCCGAGCTGATAAGGTGCAGCGTCTTAATATTGTAGCACCATTGGTGGCTAAAGGCAAGGTGTGGATCCCAGAAGATACCGTTCAAAAGAAAGATTTTGCAGACTGGGCCAAACGTTTTCTTAGGCAAGTGTGTTCATTTCCAGAGGCCGGCGGTCATGATGACTACGTTGATTCACTGTCTCAGGCGTTGCGTGTATTGCGTGACTCAGGTTGGATTCAACTTGATTATTTACCAGCACGCGACTATTCATATGCAGACGACAACAAGAAAAAATTTGTCAACCCATACACTCAATAGGGCGGAACATAAGAATTTTTTGCATTAGTAAGATTAGACATCAACCTATAAGTCAAACATGAACATCTTAAAATCACCACATCAAATGATATTGGAGGAAGCGGGAATCTCGCCAATACAATCTCCTGGAGCGTTGAAGACCCCGCAGCAGATGCTATTTGAAGAGTCTGGTGTATCTCCTGAGTTTGCAAAAGGTGGACAAAACAAGATATCACCTGAACAAATGATGGCAATGCTAATTGCTAATGGGCAGGAGCCACAAAAATTTGGCGTTGGTGGTAAGGTAAACGCGGCAGTTAACGGATTGTTTTTGTATCCGGAAGCTAAAGGATTATATGACGCGGCAATGGGAGGAGATGCAAGTAAAGCCTCGGAACATGGCGTCGGATTGGCAGACACTGCAGCATCAATGGTCAGCATCCCATATACATTACTGTCTTTGTTGTTAGGCTCTGGTGATGTTGCTGCCGGAACAATAGACGAAACACCACAACAAGACCCTATACATAACAAGATATCAGCACCCCTATCTAAATACCTACTTAACCTAGGCAAAAAGAAATAATATGGCAAACCCAACAATCCCTTTGCAACTCGGTGGAAATCTTGCGTCTTTGGACAAGCAAGACGATGAAATTAAAAAAGCCACGCAATACGATGAAGAGACCGAACAAATAGCAGAAATGCTAGATTTGGACCATGAAGATGTTGAACAAGAGGTTATTGAATTGGAAGATGGCTCAGTCATTGTCAACTACCAAGAGAAAAAAGGTCCTACCAAAGACCCAGAATTTTATGAAAACTTAGCAGAAACTTTAAATGAAGACACGCTATTTGCACTTGCAGATGAGTACTTAGAGTACATTGATATTGACCGCGAATCACGTGAACAACGTGACAAACAATATGAAGAGGGCTTGCGCCGTACCGGTTTAGGTAAGGACGCACCTGGAGGTGCAACATTTGATGGAGCATCTAAAGTGGTTCACCCTGTTATGGCAGAGTCTTGCGTTGATTTTGCTGCATCATCTGCTCGTGAACTACTTCCACCAGATGGTATTGTTAAATCAAACATCAAAGGTGAAGCCAATAAAGTTAAAGAAGCAACCGCAGATCGCAAAGTTAACTTTCTTAATTGGCAATTATCAGAGCAAGTACCTGAGTACCGCGACGAGATGGAGCAATTGCTCACTCAACTACCATTAGGTGGCTCACAGTTTTTAAAATGGCGCTACGACTCAGAACAAAAGCGTCCAACGTGTGAATGGGTGCCAATTGATAATATTTTGCTACCATACTCATCTACTAACTTCTACACAACATCTCGTGTAACGGAAGTTCAAGATATTACGGAAGACACATACTTACAACGTATTGAACAAGGCATTTACCGTGACCTTGATGACACATACACATCAGACGCGTCATTGGACGACCAAACGCGATCTGAGAAAGCCAACAACAAAATTGAAGGCAAAGACCTACCATCTAAAAATATTGACGGATTACGTCGAATCTATGAAATTACCTGTTTTATTCGATTAAAAGACGACCCAATCACTGAGGGAAAACGTGCACCGTATATCATGACTATTGATGAGTCAAGCGGTGATGTTTTGGCACTATACCGTAACTGGGAAGCCAACGATGAAAAACTTATAAAATTGGAATGGTATGTTGAATTTAAATTTATTCCTTGGCGCGGTGCTTATGCTATTGGCCTACCACATCTTATTGGTGGACTCTCTGCGGCGCTTACTGGCGCACTCAGATCACTCATGGATGCAGCACACATTAACAACAGCCAAACGATGCTCAAACTTAAAGGCGGACGTATTGGTGGACAAAGTGATCGAATTGAACCGACGCAAGTAGTAGAAATTGAAGGTGCCCCTGGCGTTGACGACATTCGCAAGATTGCAATGCCTATGCCGTTTAATCCGCCATCATCAGTGCTATTTAATCTTTTAGGTTGGTTAACTGACGCGGCCAAAGGTGTAGTAACGACGGCAGAAGAAAAAATTGGTGAAGCCAATAATAACATGCCGGTTGGTACAACACAGGCATTGATTGAACAAGGTGCTAAAGTATTTTCAGCCATTCATGCGCGTCTACATCGGAGCCAAGCTAAATCTTTAGCAATCATCTCTAGGTTAAACCATTGGTACCTAGAAGAGATGGACAACCAATCTGGTGAAGAGATTGAAATTCGTGACTTTGCGTACAACAACGATGTGCGCCCAGTATCAGACCCTAATATTTTTTCAGAAACACAGCGTCTAGCCCAAAATCAAGCCATTTTACAAATGGCATCATCAGCACCTCCGGGAATGTTTGATCTGCGTGCAACGTATAGTCGCGTATTAAAACAGTTAAAAATTCCATCAATTGATGAGATTTTACCAAATCCGCAAGGAGCAACAGAATCAAATCCTGCGCTTGAAAACGTGGCAATGACTATGGGACGCCCAGCGTCAGCGTATCCAGATCAAGATCACCTAGCACACATTAAAGTTCATTTGGAGTATGCAGAGAACCCTGCATACGGAGCAAGTCCGCTCATTGGACCGACATTTGCACCGAATGCATTGCAACATATTAAACAGCATTTGACCTTGCACTACTTGCAATCTATGCGTGCTTATGTGGCAGAAGCTTCTGGAGGAGAAGATAAGTTTAGCCTACATGAAGAAAAACCATTAGATATCGAAGCACAACAAGCAATTGCATTAGCATCGCAGATGGTGGCTGAAGATTCTCAAAATACAATGCAACAATACATGCAACAAATTAATGCATTGGCGCAACAAGTACAAAAAATGCAAGAATCGCATCAGCAAAGTGCAATGAATTCAGATCCAACCGCGCAAGTGTTGTTAAAAACTCAAATGGCTGAAACTCAACGTAAAGCAGA